CGCGTTGGTGAGGCCGACGTCTTCCGCCGATCCGGTCGGCGTGGGCACGTTGAAAATCTGGATATTGTCGGGCAAGCGCTCGCCCGTCTGGGCGTGGACAAATCCGCCGTCCGGTCCCTGCACCGCCGGAACGTTGGTCCCGTCGGGCAGCACCGCCAGCATGTTGGTCGGCTTGGTCTGCGACTGCGCGTTGTAGGGCGTCTGTCCGATAGCGTCGGGGCGCGTGACGTTGATCGGCCCGTCGCCCATAACGATCTGCTCGATCGGCGTGCTGCCGAACGCGACGGCCTGCTGCTGTTCGAGCGGCATCCCGGCGAGGACAGAAGCGTTGTGCTCCGTCTCCGACAACGGCTTGGGCGCGCCGACGCGTTCGTCGACGCTCGGAAGCCCCAGAATGTCCATGAACTCCTGCGGGACCGCAGGCGCGACCTGGCCTTGGTTCAGAGGCCCGAAGAGCGATCCGATGGCACTCCGCTGGTTGTCGAGCACGTTCGTCGCCAGCGCGCGCTCGTTGTCGGCAGCGTTGTTCGCCCGCGACGTGGCCGCCTGGGTATCGTAACCGTAGCGCTGCGTCTCGGCGGTGATGTCCTGCCCGCGCAAGGTGGCGGCGTTGTTCTGGTCCTGGGCGTAGAAACTCTGCGTCGGGTTATAAAGCCCGGCGGCGATAGCCCGCTTGTCCCAATCCGAGAGGTTGGGATCATCCCACAACTGCGCAATGCGTTCGGCCTGCGCTCGTGTGGCCGCGGCGTTCGCATACCCCGACAGGTCCGAACCGCTAGGCGGCGCGAAGATCGAGGCGAGATTGCTGAACGCGGCGCCGATGGCCGGGTTGTTATATTGCCGGGAACGGATGGGCATCGTCAGCCTCCCCACGCGCTGCTAAGGCGAACCGCGGGCGCGGTGTTCGGCCTTGGTGTCGGGATCGGCACGCTGCGGGTTGCCGCCGTCGCGGGAGCGCCGAAGTTGAACGGGCTGGTGCCGGAGAGGCCCGCGCTTACGCCGAGACCGCCGAGACCGCCGAGAATGTCGCCAAAGAGGCGCAGACCGTCTCCCGCCCGGCTTGCCTCGTCGAGTTCGAGAGGGACCACGCCGGACGATCCGCGCTTGAAACCGCCGATCTGCCCGATCTCCATCGCGTTGCGCGCATGGCCACGGCCAAGATCGCCGAGCAGATCGCCGAACGAGCGCAGATTTCCGAGCGCCAGCGCCTGCTGGTCGGTGAAATCGCGGGCTTGCCCACGCTTCCGGTTTTCCTCGTTGACGACGATCTTCGACGAAGACGAAGGCATGACGGAGCCAGGCTCCGGCGTATCGACCTGCTGCTGTGCGACAAAATCGCCGATCTGGGTCGCGCGATCTTCCTGCTGCGATCCAAAATCTTCGTACTGTTCGCGGCTCGACAGGTTGAGAGCATCGGCCTCCTGATCGAGCGTGTTCTGGCGAATACGCTCGGCGGCCAGTGCGTCATTGCGGGCGCGCTCGACCTGGGCGTTGGCCATGTAATTCGCCGCGGTGGAACCGATCGTGAGGGCCGCACCGGCAATGGTGAGCGGATCGCACATCTTACGTCACCTTCACCGAGTTGGGGTTCGGCGAGAAAAGCCCCGTATTGTAGCGAGGCCGGATCATGCCGCCCGAATATGCGTTGGCGCGCTCCAGCGCGGCCTGCGTTCCGAGGCCAGCGGTGAAGTCCGCAAACAGGTTGGCGAGCGGGCTGAACGCCTGCGGCTGCGACAGGGCGGTCGCTCGTGCCAAGGAACTGTTCACTGCGCCCTGAACGTCGCCCGTCGCGTTCAGCGTGGCGATCAGGTTCGAGCGTGCGTCCTCGACCGAGTTCCGCGCATCCTTCTCGTAAGAAATGGCCTGATCGGCGATTTGCTGGTTCGCCAGGTCATATTGCTTCTGAAGGTCGGCGGTCTGCTGGCCGCGTACCGAACTGTCGAGATTGCCACCGCGCGCGAGCGCGAAGGTCAACTCCTTCTGCGCATCGGCATACTGATCGGACAGTTGCGGGCTGGCGTAGTCAATGAACGCCTGCCTGCGATTGTTGAAGAAGTCGTCGTTGAACCCGTCGAAAATCCGGTTGATTTCCGTTGTGCCCTGACGAATACGCTCCTGCCGAGCCTGTTCGTCCTGACGCGCCATCTTGGCTTCGTTGCCGCCGCTTTTACCGCCCATTTTCCAGCATCCGTCTCATGGAAAACCCGACACGCTCGAAACCGAAATGTTCGAGAAACCGCGCCGTGCGCTCGGAATTGAACCCGTTGTCGTTGCCGCCGACGATTTCGATGGCGCCCAACTGTTCACTCCACGCGATCAATTGTTTCATCAAGAGTACGGAGGCCCGAGTTCCGCGCTTATCGGGACGAACGAACATTACCTCCTGTGTCGTAAAAAGTCCATCCGCTGCCCGATATTCCATAATTTCGGCCAACAAGAACCCGACAACCTCCCGCTTGTGCTCGACGACGAAGACCGTCGGGCTGGCGGTCAGGAGATAGGACAAGAAACTGGCACGGCACTTTTCTTCGTTGAACGTGATCTCCGGGCGCGTCTCTTCGATATTGGCTCTCGCCATCTCGACGACGACATCTTCATCGGTATCAAGCGCCAGTCGCACAAACACTTTTCACCCTCGCAAACTGTATGAACGTCTCGCCGCCCTTGCCGTAATTGCGCATCGGACCCGTCTCGTCTTGGAGGCCGAGAGACCTAAGCCAGCGGTGCATCTGGGCGTAATCGTCGAGCGAAACGGCCTCTATGCGATGCACCCCGGCCTTCTCGTAACCCGAAAACAGCCGTCGAATGAAGCGCGTGATCGGTATGGCGATGTCGGGAAATTTGTCGGTTGCGAAAAACAGCAACGTCATCACGTTGGGGCGGCTCTCGATCGTCCCGCCGATGCAAACAGGGCCGTCGTCGATCGAGGCGCAAAGGACGTCTGGCCGCCCACCGTAGCGCGCCGCCAGCAAATCGGCCAGCGCCTCGCGCGTCTCGACCGGAGTCACTGCGGAGAACTCGGCGAAGTCGCGCTCACGCATCTGAAGCGCTACCGCGCGAATATCCTCGTCGGTGGCGACGTCAATCTTCATCTTCGTCACCGATATAGTGGATGACGACCGCGCCCAGACGGGCCTCGCCGGACCCGCGCGAACGGAACCGCAGGGAGATATGCGACGATGCGTGCTGAAGCGGGATGCGCCCCTGATTATAGGTCGTCTCGAAGACGACAAGACTGGCGTCTTCTGCGTTCTCGTCGGTCGGCTGCGCGGCCATCGCCACGCCCCACTCGCCCCGAACAGCGGCGTCGATCCCCGTCCACGACTTTGTGCGGGTCGGATCGTTGGCGTCCATGTAGGGGAGCCAGGCTTCGGCCACTGTGTCGTCGGTCTGTCGGCCCGTTTCAATCCCGCCGTAGCAATAGATCGTGTTGCCGGAGCGCAGATAGACCCGGCGCCGGAAGACGGTGGCGGCTTCGACGTCGAACTGCTGCCCGTTGGCGTCGACCGTGTTGTAGGTCGACCAGGCGCTGATCTGTGCGCCCTGGAAGAAGGAGAAGACGAAAATCCGATCCCGCATAATCAGCCAGAACCGGCCTGCCTGCGGGTCGATCAGCCCCTTCACCCTGTCTCGATCGAGTTCCGTCAGGTCGCGTAGCTGCGCGGTCACGAGATCGTCGACCGGAACACCGATGTCCGTCGTCGCGGCCACGTTGGAACTGTCGCGGGCGTGCAGCGAACGCAGGCCGCTCTCGTCGAGATAGAACAGGTCGTTGTCGCCGAACTGCGTCACCGATCCGGCGCTGGCGGTGCCGGTGTTGTTGAGCGTCTGGATGAAGCGGTTCAGCGCCGGGTCAGGATCGACATACCAGATTTGCACGACGCGCTCGGCGAACACGGCGATGAAATCCTGGTAGCGGTCCAGCGCGACAAGCTGCTCGGACCCGGACACTTCCGACGACATGTCGACGAAACCCGCACCGACAGCGTTCGTCGTCCACTGCGTCGGCTGCTGGATGCCAGAGAAGTGCATGAGCGGCCCTGCGACCGAATACATCTTCGACCCGACGGTCTTAACGAAGGTGCCCGGCTGGTAGGCGTCGTCGCTGTCCACGCCGCCCGACAGGCTCAACCCGGTATCCGGGTTCAACTCCATGCTGTTCGACAGGGTGAATTCTACAGGATAGCCGTTCGGTCCTGCGCCCGCGTCGGCGGTGTCGACGATGATGTTGACGCGCGCGCCTTCAGACGTGGCGTCATAGTCCGGCACGGACGTAAAGGAGTTGATCGCCGAAGCGATCTCTGCCGCCGTCGACGTGACGCCGCCCTGCCATGCGATCGGCGCCCCGATGATCGAAACGCCGTTGACCTTGATGTCGTCGATCGTCGAGACCGTGGCGTTCGCGCCGCCGGTCATGTTCGTGGGGGTTCCGACTGTCACGTCACCGCCCACCGTAACGACGATGGCGGTATTGTTGATCGCTGGCCCGGTATCCGCGGCGGTGATGACGACTTTCTGCCCGTCGGCAGTCGCCGTGTAGTTCGGGACCGAGACGCCGGAATTGATCGCGTCGGCCACGTCCTGGGCCGTGGAGGCGTTGTCGCCGGTGTGCTCGACAGCCGCCGAGAGAAGGGCAACCCCGTCGATGGTGATCGCGTCGATCTCGTTTCCGGTGCCGTTAGAGCCGCCCGTGATCTCGAAACTACCCTGCGCCGCGACAGCGGGCGTCGACGCGCCGCTGACGACGGTGAAAGACGCTCTCGCACGACCGTCGAACCAGTCCTGAACACGCGATCCGTCATAAAAATGATGGATCGAGCCGTCGGAGAACTCGCCGACGACATAGATGCGCCCTCGGAACAGTTCAGCGGACAGCACGCGGCTCAACGCGACATTGCCGTTCGGATGCTGAATTCGCTGGTAGGACACGCCAATCGGCAAGGAAGGCGGCGCGATGCTGCCGAACACTACCAGGCCGAACTTGTCGTAGAATAGACCGTGCGTTCCTGCGGGGAGAGTGAATTCCGGCACGAAGGCGAAACGCTTCTCGAACTCGCCGCCTCGCGTAATATGGCCGTCGCTGGCGCGAACCAGAACGCCACCGGCGGTCGCTTCGCTCATCCGCCTGGTGTCGAGACCGCCCTGGAACTCTTTGATCCAGATCGTGCCCATCGCGCTACGCCTTGTAGACGGCGATAGGCACGCGCTTCACGCGATCCGAACTGCCGACGCCAAACATGGAGAACTTGCGCCTGACCATCAAATGTCCGCGCAGCTTGGCGTAGCGCTGTGTCGCCTGATCCAGCTTCACCTGGGCGTCGGACGCGCCTGATGCCGCGAGATATTCGGCTGCGGCGTGCAGCACAATCAAGCGATCGTCGAGGTCGGCGGTATCCTGCTCGCTGACGAAAGGCTTCAGCTTTCGGATACCCGTAATCTTCAGACGGCCTTCAAGGCTCACTGGATCGGCGTTCTCCGAGGGGATCGGCCAGACTTCGACCTGCTCGTTTTCAGTGATCTTCCAGCGCTGGACCGGCCACTGACGTTGATCGAGATCGCTGTCATAGGCAGCATAATGCTCGGCGTCGATGCCGGGCGACACGCGCGCCCAGACCTGATCGAACCGAACTTCGACCGTCTGGATACGATCGATGTCGAGATCGGTCGGCATATCGTAATAGCGCTGGCCTGCTTGGAGATCGATAAAACGATCAACCCGAAGGTGCGGCCAGTCAAAGTCGTCCCATAGCCATTCCTGCTTTCGCTGGAGAAGCGCGATATGGCTGTCGCGGGTCTGGTTATTGTGGGCAGCATTGAGAGACAGGCGTGCTTCGGCCCGGAACTCGTTCAGGATTTTAATGAGCGTTTGGTTCCGAGCCATGATGCACCCTTACTCGAAGAGGTTGTCGTCCATGTCACCGATACCGTCGGCGCTATCTTCGTCAGCGTCCTCGTCGGTCGTCTCGGTTTCATCCTCGCTGGCGGCCTCTGCCGCTTTCACCGCGGCAAGCACGTCGGCCTTCTTGGTGGCAGCGCCGAGGTCGATACCGTTCTCTTCGGCATATTCCTTCAGTTGCGGGAGCGTCATGCCGTCGACGCCCTTCTCGGCGCGCGCAGCCTTCGAGACCGAACCGCCCTTCTTGCCGTCCAGGTCGTGATCGAGCGGATCGGCGACAGGCACGGGGGCACGGCGACGTTCAGCCTTGAACAGATCGTCGGGGAGGCCGAGTTCATCGATCGTCGCAAAGACGCGCGCAGCAGCGCCGGGGAACAGGCGCTGCACTTCGGGGGAGAAGCGCGAGCCGTTCGGCATCACCTTGGCGTAAATTTCGTCGAGCCGGGTTCGTTCTTCTCGGTGGCTGCGCTCTACCGAACCGACCACTTCGATTTCGGTCACGGCGTCCGATCCGTGGATTTCACGGAGGACGGCGGCTTCCGCCGGAGTGATACCGTATTTCGGCACGGTGTTGCCCATATCGCCGCCAAGCGCCAGAAGGCAGTTGAGTGTCTGCATGATGGATTTCCTCTCGCAGGGTTGGACGCGCCGGGAGAGATACCCCCGGCGCAGTTCAGAAATGTCAGGTAGCGATAATGCCCGCTGTCCGAAGCGCGGTGAGCGCAGCGTTCAGCTTCGTCTGCAACTCCTTCAGTTGCAGATTTACTTCGCCGACCGCCGCGTTCACCGCCGCGTTCACCGCCGCGTCGGTGTAGGTATCCGTCGTGCTAAGGGCGATGTCCTGGACATCGGCCATAGTTCCCGACGTCGATCCGGTCAGGGCGCCGCCAAGATTGGGCACGGCGCCTGCCTGCTGGAACGTGGTCGACGGGTCTGCGCGACCAAGGCCAACAAGAACCTCCGTCCCGACAGACCACGAGAACCCGGTCTTGTTGGTGATGGTGATCGACGATGCGCCGTAGGTAATGTCGAACTCGTCGTCGACTTCCTCGAAGCGGTCGTTGTCGTTGAGCAGCAGGTAGGCAGACCCGGAGGCGTTAGCCCCCGTGAAATCTCCCTGCGCGTAGCCAGAAGGGTACGCGATAGTCACAGTCCCGGCGGGCGAACCTACAGCGGACGCCAGCGTGAACTTGGGTGCGGTTACAGTAGCCATTTTCATGTTCTCCGAATTGCGATTGGGACTGGTGTCGGAAGACACCAGTCCTTGTCGGCCTACGTCTTACGCGATGTCATACACGCCGGACGTGTTCAGTTGCTTGGCAACCAGAACAGCGGTCGTCGTGATGCCGTTATACATGACGTAGCGGTCGTAAGGCCGCGCGGGGTTGTGGCGCTTCATGCGCTGCCCGTTCATGTAGAGCAGGCGAAGGCCCGTGCGCCCCATGTCGAGCACGTAGCAGCGCTTCGACAGACCCAGGTCGTCGAGCGTCGGATCGTAGACGATCTGACGTCCGGCATGACGCGGGTCTTGCATCGACCCATCGGGAACGTTGCGATCGGAACTCATGGACATGCTGTAGTAGCCGTTTGCCCGAAGTTCCTTCTTGTAGGCGTCGATGAAAGCCGAACCGGCAAACCAGTTCCAGCGCGTCTGACCCTGACGCTTGCGGCCCAACTGACGAAGTTCCTTGTCCAAGAACTCGATCAGCGCACCGCCGTCAGAAGTGCTCGACGAGATCGGACCCTGGCCGCCAGCATTGCCGTAAGCGGTCGTCGCCGCTCGGTTCTGCCACCAGGTATTGGCCACACGACCGATGGTGCCCGTGGTGCCCGCCCCCGGATTTTCGAGGATGATCGAACCAACACCGGCGAGCGCCTTGACGTCGGACGAACCGTCACCGTGAAGCAGGCGATCCAGCGAGAAGGCATAGTCTTCGCCGAGCGTGTCGTTCTTCTCGTCGAGAAGATTGGCCAGCGCGTGCGCCTCGCGTCCGTCCACGCGGCGCGTGTCCTGCGAAGCGTCGGTCTCGACGACTTCGATACCGTCGATCTTCAGTTCGGTGTGCGTCACCACCATGCCGATGTGGTGCTCTTTCCAGGGGAAGCGAGCACGCTTGATGCCGGTCGGATTGTAGTAGGCAACCTGATCGTCACCCGAGTAGCCCTGAAGCGACCCGCCGCCCTGACCGGCCTTGACGGCAAACGAGACATTCTCGTTACCGCCGGAGAACCGACCGGCGCTGCGGTTGAAGGCGTCGAGCATCGGCTTGTTCTGGACGTTCTGCTTCCAGACCGTGCCGCGATCGATGTAGTTCTCCAGAGCGGAGTTGTTGATGTTGGAGATTTCGTCAGCGGTGAAAGGCATGAGCCTGACCCTTTCGTCTATCCAGCGTTGGCGACGACGCTATTGATGATGTCGAGCGTCGATTTCCGCGCGGGGCGCTGGTTTCCTGCGACCTGTCCACCCATGTTGGTCCGCGGGGCCGTCCTCTGCGCCGGAGCCGCCTTCTTCGGAGCCGAAAGCGTCACCGCCTTGTAGGCCCGATTAAGCTGGTCCCGAACGCCTTCGGCGGTCGTGGCCTTCCCTTCTTTCTGCTGAATGAAGAGAACTTCCTTCATGAGCGGCTCTTGCTTGGCGTCGAAGTTCGGGTCTTTGCGACGACGTTCGGCTTCCCAGGCGTCGGCAGCGCCGACGAGTGCCTGGGTCGCACTCACCGCCTGCTGGCGCTGCGTGCGTTGCTGCTCGAAAGACTGGTACGCTTGCTGGCTCTGAACCTGCGCGCGTGCCCGGCTCACTTCGAGAGCGGCCTGCTGGCTCATTTCGCCCTTCTGGACCTTCGCCTGCAAATCCTGCGGGATGACTTCCCCCGCGGCGATCAGCAGGTTCTGGACAGTCGGGCGCAACCGCTTCCACGCCTCGGCGGGATTGGTCTTCATGAGGCCCATGATGACCAGGCCGTCGGCAGCTTCCTCGGCGCTCAAACCGTGCTGGTCGATAAACGACTGCACGTTCTGGTAACGCTGCGCATCCTGCTCGTGAGCCTTGGATTTACGCAGTAGCTGCTGAAAACGCGGATGCTTGTGGAAAGGAACGTCCGAGTAATTCTCGTCGTCCTGCTCCGATGCCGTGTCGTCGTTTTCCTGTTCTTCTTCACCTTCGGCTGGCGAGGCCGTCTGATCTTCACCCTCTTCTTCCTGACCCACGACATTGCGGACCACGGAAAGGAGGCTGTCGTCATCTTCGCCGGTCGCGGTGGACGAATTCGCGTCGTCAGAAACCTCGTTCGGATGAGCGACGGGCTGCTGTGCGTCCAGTTCGAGGTCGGAGGACGGGTCCAGACCTTCCATTTTGTTATCGTCCAGATCGGGCATGGTTGCTCCTTTGAGTTTGTCTGCAAAATACGTCATGTCGGCCATTGTAGCAAGTCATGACCTACAAACGTCCTACACCGGGCTTGCAACCTGGTTCGATCCGAACGCCGCATCGCTGCCTCCAGCCCCACGCTCGGGCTGCGGCGCGTTGTTCGCGCCCTGCGCGCCCTGTGCCGCCGGATCGGTTGCCGGATCGCCCGTTGCGGGCTGCGCGGCGATCTGGTTCTGCGAGATGATCGACGGAATTCCGGCCACGATGGCGTCGGTCAGGTCCATCTTGTCGTCGAGACGGCGCAGCGTCTCGCGCGCCAGCCAGACGGGATCGATACTGCCCATCTGGATCAGCAGCGGGAGCATTTGCTTCCAGTTGTTGATCTCGACGGCCTGGTTCGGCTTCCCGGTCGACCCGGCGGCCACTTCCAGATGGATTTCCCCGGCGATCTCTTCGAGCGTCATCGTGGGCCAGACAGCGCCTGGGCCGGCGATCTGGCGAACCTGCTCTTCGCTCATTTCTCGCTGCAAGATCTGCCCGGAAGCACGCGCGATCACGCTTAGGAAGCTGTCCAGATCGTCGATGCTGGAGCCGTCCGAAGACGTCATGGCGTTGGCGGCGATGGCGCTTTCGGTGGCCGTTGCCTTCGCCACGCCGCCCATGACGGCTTCCTGCGTGCCGACCACAACCTGCGTGTCGGCGAAAAACTGCCCGGTCTCGTAAAGGTTCGGATCGACGCCCGGCACCGGAACGGCCTGCAAGATGTCGCCGAGTTTGACCGTCGGGTCCATGTTGAGCATGGCGAGTTCAAACGGCTTCAGGTTCTTCAGAACCATCGGGTCTTCCTCGGACCCGAACGCGCCGTTCGCAGCAACCCACCGCGGGCGGGCGGCCAGCCGGTGCTCGCGCATCCCCTGCCGCGACCTGTTGTGCTCGCGCTGCATGTCGAGCATGAGCGACACGTCGGACGGCGGGAACAATTCGTCTTCGCTCTCGACGGCGTTGAAGGTCAGGGCGTAGACCGGCCAGAAATCTTCGACGAACACTTCCGGCGGGGCCGGTTCGCGCAGGAATTCACCATGCCCATCCGCGACGTAATAGACCAGCCCGGTCTTCTTGTCGTAGTGCTTCCAGACGCAGACCATCCCATCTTTCTTGTGCTCGGGCGGCGACCATTCGTAATCGTCGTCGAGCACGTCGTTGGCGCCGATCTCTCGGGTTCCGCCAGCGGAAAGATTGTAGGACGTGTAGCTGCCCGACACGTCGACGCCGAAAATCTCTCGGACTTCCTGCACGGTGTAGGTGTATTCGAGCGTCAGATGACGGGCGCCGATGAACCCGTCGAGCGCTTTGCAAAGACGGTCGGGGATGACCTTCGTCGACAAGGGGAAATCGACGACGAGACCTTCGCGCAGCACGACGTCCGGCTCGGTCTCCAGCGCCTGAATGGAAAATTCGAGTTCGGCGATCTCCGACGACGTGTCGTCGAAATCGCCCTCGGCCAACTGCTCGGCAAGAACGCGCAGATGATCGAGCCGGGCGCGCGCATCGGCCAGTTGCTCGGTCAGTCCGGGCCGGGAGCCCATCTCGCGCTGGAAGCCCAACTCGACATAGCCGACGCCCGTCGTGCCCGCACGCCGAACGACCTGCTTCATGCCTCGCTTGAAGTCCAGCGGCCTCTGCTCATCCATGAAATAGGCGAACAGAACCTCCAACGTCTTGCCGATCTTGTCGAACATCTGGCGGCGGGCGGTGCCCTGCTGGAAATCCTCGACCAGCGCCATCGCCTGCTCGAAGCCCGGAGGCATTTGCGGCTCGACGGGAACTTCCATGCCCGTGACCGGATCGACCTGGACCTGCTGCTGCGCTTCCTGCTGCGCCAATTGCGCAAGCTGGATCGTCTGCATGGCCAATTGCAGCGAGGCCGGATTTTCGTCCCAGACGGCGAAATCCAGCGTCTCGCGGCGGCTCGCCGAGGCACGCGGGTTTTTGGCGTAGAGGGCGGCGGTCTTCTGCTTGATATGCCGACCGACGATATTCGCCCGATAATTATCCTCGCCCCAATCTTTCTCGGCGCCCCACATGGCGACCTGCATGTCGCGGCGCATCCGCTTGAAGGCGTTTTCGTGATGGCGCTTGTCGTCCTTTACCCGGCGAATGATCTCGGCGACGAGTTTACGAACCTGTTCCGGGCTTTCGCCGTTCTCGTTCGCGGGGTCCGCAGCTTCGCCGGTCGGCGGTTCGAGATTGTCGATGTCGCTATAGTCGTCCAACTCGTCCATCAGAAGCCTCCAAGCGACTTAGCTGCGCGTCGTTCGGCGGCCCATTTGTCAGCCAGCTTCACCCACGCGAGCGTCCCGAACTCCGGTTGTCGGTTTGTATGTCGGTTGTCGGAAGATTTACCCGGACCTACCTGATTTTGCAATGCAAGACCGAAGATCGAGAGCGTATCGACGAAATCGTCATGCAGGCCGTTGGGGAAGACCATCATCTCGTTGATGGCCTTTTCGACCCAGGGCGCATCGCGCGGGAACAGCACGCGCCCCATCGACACGCGACCGGCGATCGACTGCGCGCGGGTCGCCTTGTCGCCAACTGGCGTGATCTCGCGCAGCGGGAAGAAGGCGTTGGCCTCGTTCATCCGCTTGCGCAGAAACGGCCCGATGGATTTCGAGATATGACCCTTTTCCGCGAACCAGACGAGCGGGCGCATGTTGCCGCGACCGCCCATGTTCAGCATCTGCTCGACCACGACGTCTGACTTGGCCTTCTGCCACCAGCAATCTATCAGATAGAGATCGCCTTCCCGGCTGACACCGGCCTTCAGCAGCACCGTGAAGTCGTTTCGTTGCCCCGTTGCCACCGCATGGTCGGATGCGCAATAAATGCGCAAATCCTCGGGCAGTTCGCCCGGCGAATAGAACCGGATATTCTCCCGGCGGAACATATCGCCATCCATGAGCGACGGCCTCTGTTGATACAGGGCCTCGAACCCGAGCGGATCGAGCGCACGCTGCTCTTCCAGAAACTCCAGATCGAAATTGTCGGGACCGTCGGGCCATAGCGGTTCGCCCGGCTTCCGTCCGAGCGGATCGTCCTCTTCCGCGATCGCGGGCAGATTGATGATCTTGATCTTCTCGGCCAGCTTGGCGTTGTAGAACGGGTTCTCCGGGTCGGTCAGCCGACCAATGGGATCGTCGGTGTGCCAGCGCGTGAACGTCATGATGACGAGTTTGCGGCCCATGCGCCGGGACATGGCCACCTTCGTAAACCAGTTCCATGCCTGGTCGCGGATCGCCTTGCTCTGGGCTTCCTTGTCGTCCTTGATGAGATCGTCGAGGATCAGGATATGGCCGCCGCGCCCGGTCAACGAACCGCCGCGCCCGACGAACGACCACTGGCCGCCCTTCGTCGTCTGCAAACGGTCGGATGCCGCGCCGCCGCGCTGGAGCGCCACGGACGGAAAGACCTGCTTGAACTGCGGGGTCTTCACGATCGAGCGCACGTCCTTGCCGAAGTCGGACGCGAAATCATCGTTGTAGGTGGCGACGATCCCGTTCAGTTCGGGGAAGCGCCCGATGAACCAGGCTGGCAGGCGGCGCGATACCAGTTCCGACTTCCCGTGCCGGGGCGGCATGGTCAGGATCAGGAACGGAATATTGCCGACAACAACCTCTTCCACGACGCGCGCAATGGCGTCGTGGTGGCGGGCATTCTTGTAGCGGGAACGCTCGACGTTGTTGGGGTCTTCAGCATCGGGCGACGTGAATTTGACGAAGGGCATGAAGCGCTCGCGCGCCTGGAGCGCGATCTGCTGCCGCTTCAGGATGCCGCGCTTCTTGTTGATCTCGGCGAGATCAATCTGGTCAGCCTGCCGGGCGGCCTGCTGCTCTTCCCAATCGTAACGCTTGCCGGTTTTGGGATTGATACCGCGACGGGCCATCTAGCCCCCCGAGAACAAGGACTTCAGCGCGCCCCAGATCGAACCCCAAGTATTTATCAACGCGACACCGACGCTCAACCCGAAGAAGGCGAAGATGCCGGTGATCGAATTCCCCAAAATCTTCATCTTCCGAATGTCGTTGACGTGGGGCATGATCTCTTCGTCGATCCGCTTCTCCAGACTACGAAACCGGCTATCGATCTTGTCGCGGGTCTGGGCAGTCGTCGCCGCGTCGACGGCAACAGCCGTCTCGACCTTTCCGACACGATCGACGATCGTGTCCTGCTTGGCTGAAATATCCCGTAGCAGGGCCAGAACTTGCGGATCGGAAAGGCTCATGCTCATTTGCAGTATTCGTCACGGCCAGCGTTGTGGCGCCGGACCTGCGCGACCGTCTCGGCGGTGTCCTGGCTCGACCAGGTGATGTTCGGGAAGATCGAGCACACGGCGGTCCTAGTCGCGCCGGTATTTGTCGTCGTCTGGCAGGCCGCCAGCGTCGACACGATTACGAGCATCGTGGGCACGGCCAACAGCTTCGAGTTCACGTTCATGGCTACGGGCCTCCTTCGCCTTAGCCTCGTTTTCCCCAGACCGGCGACCGGCCACATACGTTCTCCAGAAAGCGGCCAGTGCCGCGGCGACAACAGCCAAGATCGCGGTTAGCGATCCGCCCGGAATGAGCGAAAGGAGCGCGTCGATCATCGGGCGCTCCGCTTGACATGCGCTTCGGGGTCTTTGGCCATCACGGCAGGCCGGGGCCGGAGCCAGATGTTCACGAGGAACCCAGCGGCGATCACCCAACGCTGATATTCGGAAGGAACGACCGCCAGCACTTCCGGCGAGTTCAGAATGTCCGGCGCCACGATCAGCGCCGCGAAGAACAAGTTGGCGATCCACGTCCGAAACCGGACCATCAATTCCCAGAACTTCGTCACGTCACCCTCCGCAAAACAGCCCGAACCACGAGCACGGCAGGCCGGACAGAAACGTCGCCAACGCGCCGAGCGCGGCGACAACAGCCGCAATCAACCCAACCGGAGCGGCGG